ATTGGCTCTTACTGCATCGCTGAGAACGCGTTTGGCGTCGTCGATTCGCTGTTTCGTGAATTCGAGTGGACTGTCGAGAAAGCTGCCGAGTTCTTTGGCAAGGAATCGCTGAGCGAGCAATCACTGAAGGATCTCGCCGACGAGAAAGGCCGCATGAAGAAAATCAAGATTCTGCATGCGACCTATCCGCGCCCTGACTCGGAACGCCCGAAAGACGCGCTAGCCAAGATGGCTGATTGGGGCAAGGCGTTCGCGTCGTGCTACGTCGAAGTTTCGCAGAAACATTTGCTGCGAGAAAGCGGCTTCGACTATTTCCCGTTCAGCGTGGGCCGCTATCTGAAATGGACGGCGCTAAATGGCGCGTCTCCGTATGGCTATGGCCCTGGCTTTGCTGCATTGCCTGACACGCGTCAGATCAATTTCTTGCAGATGGTTCTCGATTGCGAGGCTGAGAAGCGAGTGAAGCCGCCGATGATCGCCGACGAGCGCATGGAAGGCGATTTGATCCTGTCCGCTGGTGGCATCAACTACATTTCCGACGGCATGCGAGCGCCAACGCCGATCCCTATCGAAGGCAACTATCAGATCGGGATGGATCGCTACAAGCTCCGGCAAGACATGATTCGAGCGAAGTTTCATGCGCAACTCTTCAACATGTTTGAAGGACTCGACGGCGTGCGAACGGCTACCGAGATCAACGAACGCGCTGCCGAGAAGATTACCACGATCACGCCTGCGTTTTCGCGCATCGCATCGGAGAAGCATACGCCGATGCTCCAAGCACTGTTTGCGCAGTGGCTCGAAAACGGAATGCTGCCACCGCCCCCGCGTGAGGCCATCCAACCGATCAGCCCGACAATGGGCATGGTTCCGTCGCCGGTCGTTACGTTCTCGTCTCGCCTGGCGCTGGCAATCCGCAATCTGCGCAACGTGCAGGCTGACCGCCATATCCAGCGAATCGTTGCCGTGGCACCGTTGCGGCCTGAAGTTCTGGAACCGTTTGATTGGGTGAAGTGGGCTCGTGGATCGGCTGAAGATGCCGGGGTTTCCGCTGACTACCTGCTTCCCGAGGAGGAAGTCGAACGCCGTATGCAGGCGAAAGCGCAGGCTCAAGCCGCTCAGATGCAAATGCAGATGCTTGAACAGGGCGCGAAAGCCGTTGGACAAGTAGGCGGCATTGAGGCATTGAAAGGCCTCCAACCACAATGAGCGACCGCGATCAATCCAGTTTGAACCTAGCGCAGGACTTTTCCCGCGGGAATGATCTGTTCGTGATGAACTTCGATGAGGAATCAGCGCGATTCGGATCAGCGCGATTCGGAACAGCGGTGAAGATCAAAAACGCCTTCGTCGAGGGGTTCACCTGCTTTTTGTTCCGGTTCAAGTTTCACGCCCGTTCGTTTGAATGGCGCGTTGCCTTGCCGCCTGCTGCTGGTTTTGACGAGCAAGACGCGTGGGATATGGGCCAAGAGGCTTTTGACCGTTTTCTTTTCACTGTCGCCAAGCTGGCTGCTCAGGAGAAGACCGGCAAGGTGGAGTACATCAACGCCGACAAGCCCGACGAGCCGATTGCATGAGTGACGCCGAAAAACGCCAAGCGCACGAAGCCAAGGTTGCGGCCGCATGGGCTGACCTTTCGCTGAATCCGTCGTGGCAGACTGTGTTCGAAGATCTTCAGCGCCGCTTCAAATTGCTCGATTCGTCTTTCACCGCTGAGGACAACTATCACGCTACAGCTGCCGCCATCCGCGACGGCGAAAAGAACGTCATCCGCTGGATCGCCAAGAAACACAGCCTCGGCTTGGCACGAACTGAGGACGAAACCACCGAACGCAAACGAGAGGCGAAGTAACCACCACCATGATTGAAATCAAAGGAACCGCCATCCTTCGCGATGGCGACGAAATCGGAACCATTCAGGGGGCGACGGCTACCCTGACAAGCAAAGTCGGGCCTCGCATCATCGGCCAGATTCGGCAGGCTGTCGGCAATCCTGACTTAGCCGTCGTCGTTGGCAATGCTGAGACGATTGTCGAGGAGGTTGAAGACGTGCCGGATGTTCCCGAGACGCCGCCTGATGTGCCTGAGTCTGCGCCCGCATCTACGCCGCCTGAACCGGAGCCAGCCACGCCTACGCCGCCCGTTGAGCCACCGAAAACCGGCCTCGACCGCCTGCTTGACCTCGTCGCCACTGGTGAAATCCCGTCGCCGCCCGAGCACAATCCCGCGACCGGCGACAAAGACCCGGCGTTTGTGGCATGGTTCAAAGCGCACGCCACCGCTGACGAGATCGCAGTGAAGTATCCTCCGCATCGCCGTTTGCCGCAGCCTGGCGACTACGAAAAAGGTGAGCATGCGCGACTGAATCGCAAACTTCCGGGCGAAGTGCCCGACACCGCAGAGTAAACCACGACCCACACCATGAAGCTCAAACACTCATTTCTTTTCAACGAAGCTGGCGAAGCTGGCAATGCAAGCGGAGGCTCGACGTTGCTTGGCGGCGCAGGTGCTGCTGGCGGTTCTGCCGGGCAACAAGGACAGCAGCAGCAGCAACAGGGCTCGGCTTCTGCTGGCGCTGGCGACGAGGCCGCAAAAGCCTACGATTTCCGATCCTCGCTCGACGACAAGGGCAACTTCAAATCCGACTGGACAGCCACGCTTCCCGACGACCTCAAACAATCGGCGGGCGTGCTAGGCAAGTATCCGAATCCTGTCGAAGCTCTCCGCGGTCTGGCGAATGCACAGAAGCTCATCGGCCAGAAATCTACGCTCAAGGCTCCGGCTCCCGACGCTCCGAAAGAAGAGGTCGAGAAGTTCAACAGCCAGATTCGTTCTGTGCTTGGCGTGCCGGAAAAGGCCGACGACTACAAGCTGACAAAGCCTGAAAAACTGCCGGAAGGACTGAGCTGGGACGAGGCTAAAGTCGGCGACTGGCAGAAGTTTTTCCATGAGAACAACATCCCGCCAGCCGTGGCAAACAAGATCGTTGCGAAGCAGACGGCGGAACTCGCGGCGCAAGTCGAGATTGGCAAAGGCAAGCTCGACGAGTTCGTGAAGGCGCAAGAGGCTGAACTGCGCAACGATTGGGGCGCAAACTATGAGGTGAATCTGTCGAAAGCTGCACAAGCCGCAAAGATTGCCGGATTCGACCTCAACGACAACGAGCTCGCTAACAATGCGAAATTCATCAAGGCGATGAATACCGTCTCGCAGCTCATCAAGCCTGACGCGCTTGTGGGCAGTGACAAAGCGAGCAGCGGACTCGACGGCCCTGCGCAGGCTGAAGACATCCGGCGCAACCCGAACAATCCCTGGCATGCGGCCTATCACGGCAAAGAAGGGCCGGACCGCCAGCGAGAAGCCGCTGGCATCATGCGGCGCTTGCAGGGTGTTAAGGAGTGAAGTAATCGCCACCGATCACAAGCCGCCCGGTTTTTGCCGGGCGGCTTTTTTTGTGCTTGACGACTTGCACTCTGTCCCTTTCAATCGGCACAGAACCAAGCGCCCCCGTCATCGCGGGACACGCGCAACACGATCAAGCGGCCTCGAATGAGATACCCGCGAGACGGACAAAAGTCCGGCAAGCCTGCGGTTCTGAGCCTTGCCACCTCGCAACCCTCATTCATTCGCCATTATGGCCGCAGATCAAATCACCTCATTTTACGAAACCGAGTTCTCCAAGAACTGGGAAATGCTGGCTCAACAGAAGGATTCCCGACTGGGCTCCGCTGTGACGCCGACCACTATCACCGGCAAACGCCGCGCCTTCAATCAGCTCGAATTCGGCTCGATGCAGGAAGTCACTACCCGCAAGGGCGACACTCCCGACGGCGACAGCACCGGCTACAAATACTGGATTTACCGCCGCAAATTCGAGAAGGTCATCACCTTCGACGAAGACGACGAGATGAATCTCGGCAACATCGCCCTGCCCGACTCCGAAGAAATTTCTTCGATGGGCATGGCCTCAAACCGCACGAAGGACGACGTGATTATCGCCGCTTTCGATGCCACTCGCTACGTTGGTGAGAACGGCACCGACACTGACGCATTCAACACCGCCTATCAGGTAGCTGTCGATTACGTCGCCAGTGGTTCGACTGCCAACAGTGGGATCACGGTTGCGAAAATCCTTCAGGCCAAAAAGATCCTCGATGCCGCCGAAGTGGACGACGAAAGCCGTTTCTTCGCAATCAGTGCGCAGGGCCTTCAGGATATGCTGCTTACGACTCAGATCGCCAGCGCCGACTACAATACGGTCAAGGCTCTGGCGGCTGGCTCGGTGGATATGTTCGCTGGTTTCAAGTTCATCCGCACTGAGCGTCTGAGCATCAACGGCGGGACGGGCGTTCGCACCTGCTTTGCGTGGTGCAAGTCCGGCGTGAAGTTCGCGGAAGGCGGTCGTCAAACCAACATTGACCTTCTGCCTACTCGCCGTCATGCAAAACAGATTCGCGGCGTTTATCGTTGTGGCGCTGTCCGCACCGAAAACAATCGTGTCGTTCGCGTTTACGCTGACGAAGTGCTCTAATCTGACGGGCGGCTGGCAAGTGCTGGCCGCCCTTCTCTCAAACCTGAATCCCTTTTTCCCTATCCTGTTATGGCTCTCGTTTACACCACCTTTGGCGCGGCTCAACTCGCCGCTCTGTCGGATGCCTCCGCCGCTCCGAATCTCCGTCAACACGGCGGCAATCTCCACACCGCGCAGGTCTCAAAGACCAGCTACACGGCGGCGACTGCCGATCCTCTCTACCTCGTTCGCCTGCCGAAAGGCGCTCGCCTGATTCCGCAGCTTTGCTCTGTGGATTACGGCGATCCCGGCGACGCCTGCACTGGCAAAATCGGCTACATCTACGACGACGCCACGGGCGACGACGACGCCTACAGTTCCAGCCTTGCGCTTGGCGGCTCTGCCGGTCGCCTCGCTCTCGATGGCGGAACCGAAGGCGTGGCGTTCCTAACGCCCGTCACGTTCACCGATGACGCTTGGGTTTACGTTACCTGGGGCACCGTGACCAACGGCGCTTCCCACACGCAGACTTGGACGCTGGTTTACACGCTGGCTTAAACTCTTCTTCCGTGGTTGGAAGTCCTCGCCCTCGTCGCTCACCTGTGGGGCGGCGGGGGTTTCCTTTAAAGCGCCATGACAAAGACCGAAATTTGCAATCTTGCTCTCTCACTTCTCGGCGCAAACACAGCGACCGACATCGACACCGACAACACGCCGCAGGCACAGGCCATCCGGCGCTGGTTCGCTCCAGTGCGTGACGAGGCTCTGGCGTCGCATCCGTGGAACTTCGCGAGCACGCGAGCACGGTTGACGCTGACTTGGGTTGATCTTGTCGGCGTGGCGCTGACTGACAATGGCAGTGGCTTGATTCGCGTCGATCACACTGGGCACGGCTATCAGACTGGAAACCGCATCACGATGAAGGATGTCCAAGGCGTTCCCGCCAACGGAACATGGTATGTGACGCGTATCGACAACGACACCTTCGACCTTCAAGATTCGGTTTTCAGCGGCACGCATACGAGCGGGACGGGCTCGTTTATCAAGGTTCCTCTTTTCGGCTGGAGCTTTCAGCATACGCTGCCTGACGACTGCATGCGCGTTGTGCGCGTGAATGGCTACGAGGGCAACGAGGAAGACAGCGAGCCGTTCACCATCGAAGAAGACAAGCTGCTGACTGAAGCGGAAATCATCGAGCTGCGCTATGTCTATCAGCACACGACTGTTGCCGACTGGACGCAAGACTTCATCAACGCATTTGCGATGCTGCTTGCCTCGTATGTGGCGGCCGAGATTGTCGAGAGCAACGGCAAGGCCGAGATGCTACGCAAGCAGTTCGAGGCGCTGATTGCCCCGCAGAAACGTCGCAACGATGCGCGATCCGGCAAACAGCGAGTTCTTCAATCCTCCTATGATTCTCAACTTGTGGCCGCTCGCCGCGGGTTTACTTCTTGATCATGCGTTCTCTTCACGTCAATTT